TCATAGTCGCTTATTTCGGCGGTCTGACGCCATTTTACGACAAGCTAATATGATTATAGTGCCTACGAAAATTATAGCCATAAAAGCTAAGTAAACTAAGAATAAAGCTAAACCAATTGCTAGAATCAGTTCCAATACTCTTAAGGTTAAACTCCAAAAAGCTAATCCTAGTAACATAAAAAGATATCTTCTCCTAACCGAGAAAATCAAAAAATCGATTTTCGGTCTATTTTATTTTTCAAAATAGCAACCCATCTTAAAATCTGGATTGGGATTTTTAGTCTATTTCTTAAAAACAATACCCTAGCCCTTTTAATAAGGGGTTGGGATTACCAGCCTAATTCTTTTCTTAAAGTTTCTAAAAAATGATTTCTTTTGTAATACAAATTTGTTCTAGAAATGTGTAAATGATCTGCCACCCCTTCTAAGGTAAGGTTGGGATTTCTTTGAAAGTATAAAGCATCAATTACTCTCTTAGTAGCAAAATCAGTTTTTAATAGAACTTCAGTTACGCACTTTTTCTGCCATCTTAAACTAGCAATGAATCTGTCATCCTCGATGGAATAGTAGGCGCTATTCTGCCTGTTTTTTATATATTCATCAATTTTAGGATAATCTCTAAGAATTGCCTCCATGTGTAGAAAAACTGCCTTTTTCATCCGCACTCCTGTTTATAAAACGATATATAAAATATTTACTTATATAGTATTATATATCAGATAATCCATATTTTTCTAGAGTTTCCTTGCTTACAGTTTCGTATTCAATCATTTGACTAATTGCAAGCTCAGCATAATTACGCAAGTCAACATAACTATCAAAAATAGATTCTCCATTATCTGGAATATCAGGATTCATAGTTAAGGCTCTAATTCTTTGAAGCTTATTATTCACTTCAACAAAAGCATAAATCAAACCTAACTCATTGAAAGAATCAGCATAAGCATTACCATAGGCCTTGTTCTTACGTTCCATTAAATCAGTAAGAGCAGTATCAATTTTTTTAAAGTCCATGTTTATCCTCCCATAATTTATCAGCAATATTTTTATTAGTCACTTCTCGAAGTTTTTTATTGAGTGATATTAGTTTGATGAAAATTTTGTGAAACGGGTTATTTGTAGCCTGGTAAGCAAGTTTTATAAAGTCTAATTTAATATCAGGCTTCCAGTAAGCAGAATCGCCCATTTTATAAAAAATATCAACATCATATTTATTGAATATGAAAGTAATATTCCTAGCATCTTCAGGAATATCTTCCATAAGTTGCTTTTTAAGTCGTTTTTCAATTTTTTCAGGATACATTTAATTCCTCCAAATACTATTACTCATCACTATCACTCCAGTTAATGGTAGTTATAAATTCCGGAAAACCTTCCGGAATAGAATCATCGTAAAACATAATAGCAACTACATTATTCTTGCAAAACTGAATTAATTCCCATCCACCATTAGCAACCCATGTGTAAGGTTCGTGGAGTTCCCATTCGTCAATATTAGAAGTAAAATAAGGAAATATTTTGTGAAGCTCATCATTATTATCATGAATGAAATTCATCAATTTATTCAACTTATTATTCCACTCGAAAGTGGTTATAGTGCCACCGTCTTCGTTATTTAGTAATACATAATCATCTTCAAACGTTAGAGAATAGAGTGGCCAACCGTCTTCTAAATAATAAGTATTATTAGCATATCTCCAATCATTTACATTTAAATCAGTGACATTATAAAGGTCTTTTAAAACTTCGCTGTATTTTTTAAAGAAATTTAGTAATTCATTCGGTCTCATTGTTATCACTCCACTCAAAACTGGTAATGAAATTATCTTCAATATCACGTAGCTCCACCTCAGTGGGCTTAAATTTAAGCGTATATGCATCAACTAAATAGTAATAATCTTCATTCAAGTTATATCCCCAGTCTTCTTTATTCAGACTAAAATCGGGCAAAATCTTATGGATATCACTACCGTGTCTATCAAGGAATCTTAGCAATTCATCTTTAACGTAACTTTTATTATCTTCCATAACTGATTTCAAATATTCATAATGTCTTTGAAAATTAGGTTTGTTTTCATCCCAAAAATTACGAAAAGTAGTTTTAACATCTATATAATCGATTCCAGACTTTTTTCTTAACTTATTTAAGCTGTCTATAATATCATCAGGATCTTCGCATCCCCCATTAGGCTCAAAAATAACATTTACTTTTGATGCATTTAAGTCAAATTCATCAAATGTAATGAACATTCTTTCATCTTTATTAGACTCAATAATTAAATCATAGTCGCTTTTCCACATGACTGTTTTAGGTGTGTAATTTTCAATTAAATAATCATTAATAATTGCTTTGTTAGGTATAATCCGCATTGTTAATCCTCCAATTTAAATGGAGAAGCCATTATTATTTGATTGCCATTAATAACAACTTCATCTCCATTTGCTTTTTTAAAAGTACGAAAGCATTCCAAGTCTAATGTCTTAAAAACTTCCCATGGAATATCAAGAACTATATTTTCATCGTTTATCATTTGTACATCAGTATATTTATATTTCATTATCTATTAATCTCTAATTCTCTTTACAAATTTCTCATTAGCCCATACATTCAATCCATTATCTACTTCACGAACCACAATAGGCCTTTTATTAATCGTGTAATGATATGGTGACCGCCACTCAAAGCTTTCTGCTTTAAATAGATTACTTACCATTTTAATTACAATTGATTCATCAATTTTTTTAGCTTCATAAATTAATCCAAAGTTTTCAGTATAAAGCCGTACCCCATCAAAGGTATAGCCTTTAGAATCTGGATAATGAAGCATATGCATTAAATTCTTTCCAGGTAAAATAAAATCACCTTCTTCTTTCGTAAAGTCTTAGTAAATCTTTTAAATGGTCAAAGTCTTTATCTCCAACTGGTATCTGCATAAAGCTTCTGTATTTTTTATTTATCTTATTTAAGCACTTAATAATTTCAGATCTATCTCGATGATGAGTGGAGTGAGCTTTTTTTACGTTTAAAACAATCGCTCTTCGATTAAAAACATGAGGAATAATTTCATCATCAATTTTCCAAATAAAATATGGTACTGAATCTTGTGAGCGTAAAACACTTCTACGACTTAGCCAAGAATAGCCGTCAAACTGACCAAGAAAAAAATCTATCTGATCCCAAGTTTTAAATTCTTTAACTCTTTCAATTTCTTTATCCAAACAAATTTCACGTAATAAAATCGACATCATTCAATCTCCATATCTGGATAACCATATCCTACAAGGCCTCCCTGAATTATCATTTTTGCATCATCAACACTACGAGCAATACCGTGAATTACATTGTGTTGCATCAAGAATTGATGAAAACGCATTTGGTCGTCACGAATTTTGCCTGTAGGAGATTTAACTTCAATAAAGTACGACTGGTTATCAATCCAGCGTGTACCATGTAAATCTGGATAACCATTAGGTAGCCCAGTAGAAAACCATCTGCCATCTGCTTGTTTAACGCTGCCTACATTTGCACGAAAACAGCAGCCTAAATTATTTTGAGTTATATAAAGTTGTATTTTTTGTTGAATTAAATGTTCACTGTCCATAATTAACTATACCTACCCACCCACCGCATATATTATTCTTATAAAGGTTACACTAAATTTACAGTAACCAATCCAGTAGTGTAACCTCATTCGCACTTACTCTAGCAACAATATAGAACCTATAGACCAATTTTAGGGTTACACTAGTGTAACCGCACCTCTCGCTTACTCTCCCAAGGGATTGAGCTAAAAAGTATCAGGTTACACTAAATTTCAACTATATTGTTCTAAACTACTCCAGTAATTGTTAGTACTAGTTATAGTTATATATATTTTATATATATATTAGTGTAACTATGTATTTATACTATGTATAAAGCTTTGTGGCCCAAGGGCTGAGATAGGTTACACTATAGTGTAACCTTTTCCACTATACAAATAACCTCTAATCCCTTGGGACTCTAGGCGGTTACACTAAGTTACAGTAAGTTACACTAGTGTAACGTTTGAGAACTTCTTGCATATCCTCGAGCTGTTTTTCCACCTATTTTTTTAACTTTTCTAGACCACTTAAATCGATCTAACATCAAGCTTTGTAATTTACGAGCTGCTTTTCTATTTTTCAAAAGATCCAACCCTAAAGCGTCTGCCAGCTTATCATTCGTTATAAAGTTCGCATATCTAAAATCATCTGATTCTAAAACATCAGCTAATTTATCTTCAAAAGCATCAACATAATTAAACTTAGTTCTTTTAGACTCCAACTCCACCTCCTCCTCAGGTGTTAGAGCGAAACTAAAATCACCAGATTTATAGAGTGCCATTGCTTCTCCCCAGATTTGTTGAACAAATTCAGGTGGCATATCTGTTACTGCGTTTTTCTTTCGATTAGCCTTATCAGCTAAAATAGGCATAAATCTACGAGAACCAGTTAAATCTTTAAGATAATATCGTTCATTAGTAGTACGAGACATAACGAATTTTTTATGAAATTTTTCAGCAGTATGACCATACGCCTTGCGATACTCGAATTCTTGCATAGTGACAAATTTCTTGAGTTCTTCAAAAGAAGAATTATGTGAAGCTGTTAGCTCATCATCGTTAACAATGACCGCATTTTTCATAACTGCGAAATCATCTTTTGATGAGAAACTAGCAAACTGGTCAGTGTAGTAACCAAGTGGTGCTAGATTTTTTAGAAAAGTCGTTTTACCAACTCCCTGTCCACCAACTAAATCAAGCACCATATCGAACTTGGTCATAGGGTTAAAAGTTTTAGCAATCGCACCAACTAAGAATTGCCTAGTGATTAGTAAAGTTAAATAACCAGGTTCTGCTCCTAAAAAATCAGGTAAAAGATTTTGGAGTCTAGACTTACCATCCCATTTTTTTAAAGCCTCGGTAAAGTAATCTTTGATAGGATTATAAGAATGACTTGAAGCATAAACACTGATTGCTGAGCGTATTTTTTGATCATCAAAAAGGATATTGGAGTAAGCCCCTTGAGTTTCGATATAAGCAGCGATAAGAGAAATATAAACATCTTTTAATTGACCTTTTTCAATATTAAGATCTTTAATATCTTTCATTACATCAACTGCTTCAGTGTACTCGTTAAATTGAAAAGTATTTTTTAGTAGCTTATCGTTACTAAGAATCATAATGATGTTATAGATAGAATTTTTCTTAATAATGCCCGTTTTTTCATTAACAAGAAAAGGAAGAGAATAACTATATTTCGGTTGTTTCTGTAATTTACGAAGTTTATCAGTATTTTTAAGTTCGATAACCTTTTTATCGTCTTTTTTATCCAGCTCAACCACCTTCTCTCCTTCTAATATCCTTATCAATCATTGATTGAACGGTTCTAATAAGTTCGTCGCTACTTAATTTATCTTCTGTTGCATCATTTGCTAAGATTGCCAACTTCACAGCTTTTTCAGGGTCTACATTCCGATATAAAAGACCGCCCATAAAAGCAGCAAGAGCATTATTTCTTCCGCCAGTTTCACCTAGACCATCGACAATTTGTTCAAAAAGGATAGCAGTTTGACTTTTGCCAGAAAATCGAATGTTATCAATTTGATCTAATGATAAATTCTCCTGCTTTTTATTTTTATTAATAGCCTTTATAAGCTCTTCTGGAGCGTCTTTCATCGGTTTATGATTAAGCCACTTATAGCCTGCTGAAGGCGCACATACGACGTAATTATTAACGTGTGCTTTAATATCTACTCCAGGTAGCCAACCAATGTTTTGAGTAATCTCTTCATTTTTAGGTTTCCTAAAGTAAAAGTGGTATCCACCATGCGCCGTAATTTCAGTTAGCGTATCTTTAAACCACTCATCATGATTTAAATCTTTAATAGACTCTAAGCCATCTGCTTCACTATGATGTCTATCAACATCGACTACAAAAAACTGTTCAGTTTTGAGAGCGATTTTAGCAAAGGGATAACGTTTCCAGATTGCTTCAATTTCATCTACAGTAAGAGCAGGTTTATTAGCAAACTTTATAAGAGGTCTTTTATCATTTCCAATTGGAATTACTGAAAAACCGTGTTCAGCATAGCTCTTAGCATAATTAATTAAATTTTGCATTTTTAAAATGGAATTTTAGATTCATCAATTTCTTCTTCACTACCTGGATTATCTGCAAAAGGATCTTCAATTGCTTCAGGTGTAGTAGGTTGTTCAGCTTCATAGAAGTCGTAATTGCGGTAAGGATGGTCAGGGTCCTTTTTATTTCTGCTTTCAATGATCTCAAGAGTTAAAGTCTTGCCTAAGTGTGAGCTAAATGCTTGTTGAATTTCTTCATAAACATTAGTTACATCGTCTTCAAGGCCTGCAAAAATTCGTTTATCGAATTCAAAACCAATTACTGAAGCAATTTTCATAATAGTTTTAATTGAACGTTCTAATACAAAGTCAGGCATAGGCTTACCTGTAGAAGTTACTAGTTCAAGTGAAGGGAAAACATTTTCTTTTCTACCAGCAAAATCACCATCTAAAACTTCAAAGGTAAACATAACAAATTCACGGTCATTCTTAGCTTGATGAGTAACGCCTGAAAGTGATACATAGTACTTACCAGCAGGTAATGCACTATTACCACCTACCTTATCCTTCTTTGGGTCAAAATCCTTTAAGCTTGCAAAAACATCTTTTAATGACATAAATATAATCTCCTTAATCTTTTTTTATTTTGAAAACATTCCACGGCAGCTTTCTAAAAGCTGTAAAACCCGTTCGTTTGATATATTTTCTGGTTTATAATTCATTCGCTTATCATCAACCTTACGTAAGTAAGTGTTAGGTCCTAACTTTCGTAAGTGAATAACCACATCGCAATTTCCTGCTACAATGTTGTAGTATTTTTTCTTAAGCGAGGGTTTGAGTGTAGGAGCTACTGAACTCCCCATTTCAGATTCTTCTAGCTCACGACTGATAAAAATGATATCCATTGGTAAAGCTTTAAGATCTACAACAAATTGTTGTAATGCACTATTAAACATTGCATATCCACGACCATAACCTAAATCAGCAAGTGAGGTTACTCCAGCTTCTAAGCAGATAGCTTGTTCCATCATGACGCAGATATCATCAATTACATCTACAACCAGTGTTTTATAAGTATGGTCAGTAGTTTCTAATTCAGTAATGATATCTGTTAACTGTTCAATAGCAGATTGTTTGAGTGGTTTATTAGAATTACCACTTCTGATATTTCTAATTTGAATTGAAGGGGCCGATTGCTGAAGTGCATTCCCATCAGTATTCAAGATAAGAGGGTGTGGAAAGTGGCTTGCAAAAAACGACTTTCCAGCCAGTGGCGCCCCGTAAATAAAGAAGTTATGTGGTTCACTTTTTGGTTGAATAACTTCGTCTTTAGGTAGAATACCCATTAATGTCCTCGCTTTCTATTTTTCAACTGATAAAAAATCCAACCTGGACGATAGCCATGTAAATCTGCATAAGCTTTAAGTTCTTTATATGTATGAAGTTCTGAAAGCTTTTTACCAGCTATTGCAAGTTTTGTGTTATCAGAAATAATTTTTTCGACCAAATTCTTTCTATCCTGAATGACTTCTTGAAGTTGGTCATTCGTTACCTCAGGTGTTTTTCTCACTTTAATTGGATTTCCGCACCCAGGGCAGGTTCCATTCTTTACATCACTCCTCTCAAAGACTCTAAAACAGAAATCACACTGTACAATTGATAAAGAATCATTTTGTTGTTTCTTTTTAGTTTTCTTATCTTTAGTAACAATAGCTGTACGCCAATCTCGTTCACTGTTAGGTAAACCAAAGCGTTCATAATTACCAACATGGTCTATGATGATGGCTGTTTTACCTTTTCTAGGATTTAAGCATCGCATTGAAAACTGTAAGTATAGTGCCAGACTTGCTGTAGGTCGTGTCATAATTACACAATCAACATCTGGTAAGTCCACACCTTCGGTAAAAAGATTTACGTTAACCAAAATAGTAATTTTTTTATTTCTAAAATCGTTAACGATTGATTCTCTAGTAGCAGTATCAGTATTTCCATCTAATTCTTCAGCTGTAATACCTGCTGAATTAAATTGCTTAGCAATTCTTTTAGCTGATTCAACTGAATAGGTGAACACTACAGCCTGTTTACCTTTAGCAATTCTTAGATAGTTGTCTAAAACATGACCATAGATTTTTGTTGAAACAGCTTCTTCCATAGAAGCATTAGTAAAATCACCAGTAGATGATTTTTTAAGTTTTTTTGTATCAACATCTTTTCTAGCGAAGTACTTAAAATTAGCTAAATATCCTTGAGATATAAGATTTTTAATGGATTCTCCTACAATAATGTCATCTGCAACTTGATCTAACTGTTTTTTACCTGTTCTAATCGGCGTTGCAGTAAATAAAAGAACAAAAGCATTAGGAAAGGCATTAAGAATAGTTTGATATGTTTTAGCTGCAGCATGATGTGCTTCATCTATAAGAATTAGTTGAGGTTCAGGCAATCGATTAACTTTTCGATATAACGTTTGAACCATTCCCATGGTGGCCAACTCCATATCCACTTCTTGTTGCTTGAAAGTGTTTATTGCTTGTTCTAAGACTTCTTTTCGATGGATTAGGAATAATAGCCTATTACCTTTTAAAGTCGTTCTACGGGCTATTTCTGCCATAATTACAGTCTTCCCAGTTCGCGGTGGTTGCTGTACTATAATCTTTTTGTGACCGCTTTTTATTGAGTCATAAATTTTATTAATAGTTTTTAATTGATAATCTCGAAGTTTAAACACACGAATTTCTTCCAAAGTATTAGTTCTAATTCATTCTTATCAGGCCAGGTTAATCTTGTAGATTTTGTAATTCTAAAATCTGGAGTTAACATCACATCAGGTCCATTTTCTAGTCTTAAAAATCGACCATCTTTTACGAATTTCTGCCCATTAAATTCAATATCTTTAAAGAATTCAAATAACTCAGGTTTAGGCCAGCAATTTGAATCGTAAAAGTTATAAAACTCAAAATTACTTTTGGCTAAAGCTTCTAAAATATATAAATCACAGGCATTCATATTCCAGTTGGAATCAATCGTGATTTTTATGCCTTCATCATCGTAATGCCTGTATAAAAATTCATTATTTATAACTATGAATCGATGATAAAAAGAAGTTAGATGATGAAATTTATTAACAATATTAGCTAATTCTTTGTAAGTAATTTTCCGTTTAGCCATACTTTCAGGGGTCTCCTATCATCAATCTTCATTTTGAAAATACAAGCATTAATTTCTAAGGTGTTTTCTTTATCTTTGTAAATAAACATCATTGAAGTTGGCGCATATTTGCTAAAATAAACGCTCCCTAGCGTTTTAAAATGACTAAATGTAAATAGATTAAGTTCATCTTTAAACGCTATATATGCTTGTTTTAATGCTTCGGTTTCGATGATTCATCATCTCCATCAATTAATTGCTTGTATGCTTTCATTCGTACTTCGATAATTGCTTCATCTATAACAGAGTTAAGTAATCCAAGAATCTGTTCAGGAAGCGTAGCTCTAAAATTGCCATCAAAGTCATAATGTAAATTCTTTAAATATTTCAATGCTTGTCCGTATGTTTTTTGTTTTAAAGCATCAGCTACAAGCTGTTGTTTATAATCTGTACACAGTTTTAAAATTTCTTTATCCATTTACTTCAACTACCTCATAAACTTCTTCTGCTAAATCTTTAAATGCTCCTTCTAGGTCCATTGAGTTATCCCAAATAAACTGGATAAAATCTGCAATTGAAGGAAAGCTAAATTCTAAAAGAAAATTGTATTCTCCAATATCTATAAATCGATTTAGAATTAAACTAGTAAAGTCAGGAACATCCCCCTGATATCCAACGTACGTATAATCATCTGAATCAGGGAAGTAAACTTCATACATTTTCACTCCTCCGTATCTAAAATGTGTTTCATAATTTTGGATAGAAAATCTCGGCCTTTAAAAATGTCATCTCTTCTATCAATCATTGCGTTACTGCTAAAAAATAGTTTTGCTTTTGTTTCCTCACTCATAAGTCGTAAACCTCCATAAACAATAGATGTAAAGTGGTAGTGCCATATATAAAAGCTGGATATTTTCTAGCCCTGCTGCTAAAATGATAAGTACAGCTGATATATAGAAAATTAGCAATGTAAACATTTTTAATACGTCCCAGGTAAGAACTCGGGACCAGATAATATAAGCACTGTAAGTGCTATAATTAACAGGGTTATATATAGTACCCAAGATTTTTTCATTTATTTACCCTCCAAGCTCACTATTCCGTGAGCTTTTTTTCATGCTTATCTTTTATGTTCATTCATAAATGTTTCCAAATCTTTTCTTGCAAAGAGAATCATTCCATCAATACTTTGATAAGGAATTTTGAATTTCTCACGCCAAGTTTTAAATGTTTGCATGCTTATACCTAAGTAATTGCTTGCTTCTCTTTTATTGAAATATTCTTGTTGAACAGCTTTTTTAACTGCTTCTTCAGAAATCATAATTTGCATTGTATTTCTCCTATTTTTAATGGTTAAATTCCATATCTATCTATTTCAGTTAAAACATCGTTTAATGTTTGTTTATAAGAATATGAGTAAAGTAAAAGACACTCAGGGGAACAATAAATATAGTCATCTAAATCTTTAAATACAGGTTGGTTTGCTTTTAATTCTTTTTCGCACTCGGTACATGGAATCTTTTCATTCATAGCATTTTTATAGCCACGCTGGACTAAATACTTTTTGGCCTCATCTAATGTTCTAAATGCAGAACATTCATAATTTACAAGACATGTTGGAGAACAAAAAAGTCGTGCATTACCTATATGTGTATAAACTTGTCCATCAAGTTTTAATTTCTTGCCGCAGTTATCACAGTAATATTCCTTTTCTATCTTCATATTTACCCTTCTTTCGAAGCATTTAGTGCATCTTCTAAATCGAAAAAGACTTCACTATTAAGTTCTACTAAACAATCTGCTGAGCAATATAGTCGATGCTTGTTATCCATATAAATACCTTCATCTTCATCTAGTTCTATATCACACCATGTACAGCGATAATTTTCTTTAGTCATAGTTTCCCTCTCCTAATCCTTACTTTGATAAATTACAAGTGCTGTTACCAGGTATCTATCATCATCAATGCCATCCCAAACAATAGATGTCATATTAGTCTGATATTTAATATCAATTACTTTTTTATCTTTTATAAAATCGTTGATTGCTTCATCTAATTTTGCTTTTGGGTCTCCTTGTTTATCACGACCATATTTTTTATATATATAGCCACGGTCAATTAACTTAGTTTTTATGTTTTCCATTGTTAGTCCTTTTCTAAATATTGAATTTCAAGCTGTTCTTTATCATCGTCGTAAAAACTTGAAAGAACCGTGTTTCCCACTAATTTTTCAAAAAGTGCTTCGATAGCATCGTCTAAGTAATCGTCTACTAAGTCCAAATAAACTGTCTTAATCTTCATTTGTCTTCTTCGCCTCTCTAATAAATTCCTTGTATAAATCTTGTACTGGAATACTACAGCCATATATTGCTAAGGCTCTGTGCCATGCTTCTTCGGATATAGTAGCCATATTGAAAACATCCATTGCCATTTCTGTTTTCCTTCCACCGTGTTTCGCTATGTATATTCTTATAAGTGCGCTTAGCGCTAATGCGAATTGATTAGAATCAAGTTCTACCAAGCATTGAGATTGTTTAGCAATTTCAATTTCCTTTTCAAGTGGTAATCTTTTCATCTATGCCACCCTCTCAATCAGTGCTCTTCATAATCGCTGTATCTTTCCACCTTGAATGGTGTTTCTCGTAGGTACTCAAGTGATACATCGTGTAAATATGACCATTTACCTCTTGGCTTTTTGAATAAGATCGCTTTCCATAAAGGGATAAATTCTAGTAAGAATGTATGATTTTGAATGAGAATTCTCATAGTTTCTTTGGGATTTTGACTAATTATGTAGCCGTCATAACATCCACCACTTTTGCCGTTAAAAACAACTCGACAAACACTGTATTTTTCAGTCATCACTAATTAGCCTCTCAATCGTGTAATGAATATGAACAGCTCGATTGACCATCAATGTTGAATTTGAGCGTGCTATGCTTCAAATTAAATGGTGTTACGCTTGCGCCTTCAACCTCAATAGTGTTGTCTGGATTAATATTAATTGTGATTTTTGTTGGTAAATCATTCTTAAATCGACCAGCGTCATTTAATTTTTTAAAAGCTTCGTTTTCATCTAAAGCAACTAATGCATTTTTTAAATTCGTTTTAATTAATTCCTTGTATTTATCCATTAAGCAGCTCTCTCAATCATTGGTAAAATATCGTGTCTTTTAAGTAGTTCATATAAGCCTAAGCGTCCTTTTTGAGTCCACTTGGTATTCATCACGTTCATTGTTGAGCCATCTTTTTTAGTTACTTGCTTTGTACTCGATGAAGTCCAGCCAAGGCTTTGATAGTTGCTGTATAAAAGCCAACTCTTACCTTGCTTAAATTGAACTTTAAGGTTGTGAAGCAACTTATTAAATTGCATTGCACTCATTCCATAGTCCTTAGCAATCACTGATACAGTTATTAATTCTTTGTTTGCTAAGATTTCATCTAAGTAACTAGCCTTAGGTTTTAATTCAGCAACCTGTTGTTCTGCAATCAATCTACCTTCACGTTCTTCTTTCAATTGAGTAGCAAGCTTAATTAATGTGTCTGGGTTATATAAAGCTTCTTCAATTTTTTCATCAGTAAGATACCCACCGTGTTTACAAATAGCAGGTAAGACTTCACTAGTTACCCAGTGCTTAAACTTCTTGGCAGTTGGTAACTTGCTGGAAAGAATTAAGCTGTAAAGGCCTGATTCATTAACCAGCCATCCACCACGTTGTCCTAAACTCGATAACGTTTCGTTATTGAGTTTATCTTCACTATCAACATGGTCTGCTAAAGCCTTACTTGCGTTTTTGTAACCTAAAATTTCAGTAACGTCTTTTCCTACGAAATACGGTTCTCCGTCAATTAATACTGTTCGTACATCTAAACCATTAAATTTAAAAATTTGTAAATCATTCATTTGTGTTCCTCCTTTTTTTAAATACCAACATATTTTGCGAATTTATCTTTCCATTCATCTGCAGCTGGACCAGTAGCTCTTCCATCAATTACCCAATTAACGTAAGTTTTAGATAGTTCAAATTTTTGAGCTATATCCGATTTAGAGGTCGGCTTCAGATTCAACTTTTTGTTTCTTAAGAATTGAACTGCAATTCTTTCTTGAAATGTTAAATCACTCATTTTTTCACCTTCTTGTTTAAAAATCTTGACCTATTTTAAAGATAGTTTTAAAATTAGGGTATAAAAAATAAACTTACTTTTACAACTAATAAAAGCCGTAAATTAAGCTAGTCATAGTGTAAGTATCATTTCCGCAATCAACTTACACTATAAATTTACCCAAATTAGTTTTAAAAGTCAAGGATAATTTTAAACATATTTTTAAAAGAGGTATAAAAATGACTCCATATGATAGATTAAAAACCTTGGCAAAAGCTCATGGGCTCTCGATAAATCAATTGGAACAAAAGCTTGGATTAAGTAGAAATACTTTATATTCTTGGCGCAATAACACTCCATCAGGTGCTAATCTTTTGAAAGTAGCTGATTATTTTGAAGTAAGTATTGATTATATTCTAGGCAGAACAAAAACAAATGAATCTGAGGAACGCTTTTTAGCTATGTTTAGACAACAAACTGCTGATATGTCAAATAGCGATAAGGAAAAATATGAAGCTTCTTTATCTGAAATAATGAAAACCGTAAAAGGCGTAATTAATAGTAAGAAGGGAAATAATTAATGGAATATCATTATGTATCTGATAAAGATTATTATTTTTGTAAATCTATAGCTGATGAAATTTGTGACGAAACTGCTTCTTACTTTAGCAAAAAGAAAGCAGATTTACGTTTCCAAGATGTTATTAACTTTTTAACTCGCTATTTAGGTATTAAAGAAGTTTATTTATTTAACACTGAAAATGATTCATTAGTTAATCATTGTATTTTTAAAACTTTATTTACTAAACATAAAATAAATTTAAAAATATCTGACGAAAAAGCAATAGTTAAAGATATCTTTTGTGAAAATGTTTGTGGACTTACTTTTTTTAGTGAGGTTGGTCCTATAATTTTCTTAAATGGCACTACTACCACTTTTACACGAACAATTTTTACACTTATTCATGAGTTAGTGCATTGTTACTTAGCTTTTAAAGATGAGCAATATAAGGAAAAACTTGCATATATGAGCGAAAAAGTTTTTGCTATTTCTACTTATACTAAAGAAATGCAACCAACCGAAGATAGAACTAATGTTATCGCTTCTTTAATTTATATAAATGATGTTGCATTACGAGAAAACATTGAAAATTTATCATGGGAAGAAATGCGTGATAAATTTGGCATCTCGAAAAAAGCTTTGCATACTCGTTTAATGAATTTCTTTAAATATAATTTTGATTTTTCAAAAGAAGAAGTAAAAAATGCTATTTGGTCATTTCTTTATGAAAAGCCAGAATGGTCATTTTATTTAAACAAGATGAAAAATTATGAATTGGAAATGTTAAATGAAATTCATAAAGACGTTATTGCAGATTTTGATTCAGAAATGGCAACTCTTGTTGATCTAAGTGATTGGTTTGAATCAGAGGATGACTATAAAGAAATGATTTTTTGATAATTTCATAAAATACTTTTTTAAAAAAACATTGGAGGATAAAAAATGAAAAAAATAATAACAGCGGGTGTAACAGTTATGGCTTTGACATTAGCAGGCTGCAGTAATACCAATACATCTAAGAACTCTACTAAAACAACTGTAACTAAAAAAGCTAATATTAATACAGATAAGACTGTTAAAATCAATAAAACATCAACAGCTTATGGCCCTTTGAAATTCAAACTAAAGTCAATTAGATATGAAACTGTTGAAAATAAGAAAAGCAATTATACTGATGCTGAATACAATATTTCGGGTAAGCTCAACAAAAAATATTACCGTGCAACCTTAAATCTAGTTTTAGAAAATTCAGGAACTAAACCTATTGATTTAAGTATGGGTACTAGAACTTATACTGTAGATAGTGGCATTGGTTTCCCTACTCATGGGTCAACTGAAGGTGGAGCTTTAGAAGAAGTAATTTCTACTCTTCAACCAAAAAGTAAAATTAATTTTCCAGTTTATTTAATTTCAAATAATAAATTTACAGCTAACCATTTAAAAATAAGCTTTGATGGTTTATGGGGACCTAAAGATATGGAATCCATTGCAGATAGTGGATCTGCAGAAATAAAATAATCCTTTATCTGAGGGGAGGAGTTACTATGCCTAAAAGAAAAAATAAAGCTATTAAAGAATATACCCTCAAAAACGGTGAAAAAAGATACATGTTTAAAATATTTTTGGGTAGAAATATCAATAGAATAAAAAAAGAAACTACCCGTCGGGGATTTAAGTCTTTTGCTGAAGCAGAAGAAGCTTATAATCATTTAAACATTGAGAATGTTAATGACTTTGTTAAGCAAAAACAGATAACAATTAACCAGATGTATGAGATATGGTTTGCACGTTATCGCACTACTGTTAAAGAATCTACAGCTAACAAAACTGCAATCAATTATCGAGTGCATATTAAACCATTTTTTGGTAATGCTTATATGGATAAAATCTCAGTGCGAGATGTTCAGCTTTGGGCAGATAAACTAGCAACTAAATTAGTTAAATTTAATGATCCTATCTTTATACTTAGATCATTTTATGAATATGCTATTAGAATGAACTATGTTTCAATAAATCCTGTTGGTAGTATTATAATGCCAGTAAAAACTAGTAGACCTAGAAGAAATGTAGAAGATAACGTATATAGTCGTAAAGAGTTAGAACTATTTCTCCAAGTTGCAAAAGAATATAATCTTAGAGCTTATACATATTTTAAATTGCTTGCATCAACTGGATTGCGTAAATCTGAAGCACTTGCGCTTACTTGGGACGATATTGATTTTATTAATGGTGTAATTGATGTAAATAAAACATTAGCAGTAGGACTGGATAATAAAGTTCAAGTTCAACCTCCTAAAAGTAAATCATCAATTCGCCAAGTACCAATATCTGCTAATTTAGCTAATGTGCTTAATGAATACAAAAATAGTGAAAAAATTTTATCAGCTAAAGTTTTTCATACTTATACAGGCAAATATTTATCTCTCTCTAAACCAATGAAATGGTTAGAAGCCATATATAATAAAGCACCTAAAGATTTAAAACATATAACCGTTCACGGTTTTAGACATACATTTGCCACACTTTTAATTTCTGAAACAGATGTTAAACCGAAAACAGTTCAAATGCTTTTAGGGCATTCTAACATCCAAATGACATTAGACATTTATACTCATATAAATAATAAAAATAAAAAAGAGGCAGTAAACGTGTTAAATGAATTAGACATTTAA